TGAACGACGGCGCGTATGTCCTTGCGGATTTCCTTAGACAGTTCCTTGTCCAGTTTGTTGAGGTCGCGGAGCGTTTCCTTGAGGCCGACTACTTGGGCTTTCATGGTGCTCCTTTCTGATCCTCCTCCACCAATTGTCGCACCATGTCCTCCACAATCGAATGAGGGCTGTCCAGCAGTTCTCGAGGCGAGATGCCGGTGCGGAGCGCGAGGGTGGCTATGAGTCGGGTTGCTTGTCCTTGGTTTTGCCTTTTGGGATGAAGTCCACGTCGCCGAGTTGGTCGATGAACGACGGCCATGCCTTACAGGGCACTTTCGCCTTGAGGCAAGCCTGGTAGGCGAGGTAGGCGATCTGCTTAAACTTGACTTCGCGGACCATGGCCTCCATGGCCTGGCCTGGGTGGTGGTCCTCCCAGGCGCAGGCCACGGCGTAGGTCACGGGTACCTCGTGCTCGTGGCCGTCGTCGAGCGTGATTTTGAGGTTCCAGCCAATCATCTGTCGGGCTCCTAACTGGTTGGGTTACGGGTTGGTGATGTCGCGGGCCCAGGTGCCGCCAACGAAGTTGACGTTCACCATGGACAGTTCGCCGACGGTGCCGACGATCGGCGTGAAGTTCGCAAGGAATGCGCCGGTGATCGTGTACTCGGGGTTCGAGGCCGATTCGGTGGTGCCGTTGGGCGAGATGGTGAGTGTGACGGCGTCGTCGCCGACCACGTCATGCAGCGTGGCTTCGACTTCGCTGGTGCCGTAGCTGTTGAACATCTCAAGGGTCACGTCGACGGACTGCAGACCCTTGGTGAACGCGCGGCCGGTGGCGCCCATGGCGGTGACTTCGAGCTGGTCGTAGCCGATGGTGAGGGTGACGGATCGCACCTGGTCCGAAACGTCGACGGCGCCGATGGCGACGGAGGCGTTGGACAGGACGACGGTGGTGGTAGCCAAGGTTTTCTCCTAGTGGGTGTGGGCGCCGTAGCGCGATGTCAGGTCGTAGGCGGGCAGTTCTTGTGTTCCGATCTGTGCCAACGATGGTGTGCCAGCGACGATCGCGAGGGATCGGCGTTGGATAAGGGTGTCGACTGTGGTGAAGATCCAGTCGAGGGCGTCTTGGTTGCCTGGCGGTGCTCCGAGCACACGGAGTGTCCAGGTGAGATCCAGCACTTTGGGTGTGACCGCGGTGATGGTTGGCAGCTCGACGAACACGGTGAGTGGTCGGGCGTTGCGCGGGTCGGTGACGGGTACGAAGCCGGCCGCGGTGATCTCAGTCGTGAGCGCGGTGCGGACGTCGTTGAGCGGGCCTACGGCGGTCATTAGGCCACCTGGCTACGGTTGACGCCCAACAGTTTGTGGATGTCTCCCATGCTCATGGCGGGCTGGGTGGTGTCCATCACGTCAAACGATTGGAAGCCGTCGATTGAGCCGCGACGGCGGTACATGGATGCGGCGAACAGGGTGGTGCCGAGGGTGACATCTCCGCCGGGGCTGGTGGTGAGGCTGTCGCGGTAGCCGGCCTCTTGCCGTTTGCGATAGGCCCAGGCGTTCGCGGCGTTGACGCAAGTGGTGATGAACGCGGTGTCGTTGGCGGTCGCGGTCGCGATCCCGAGAAACTCGGTGACGTTGCTCGAGGTGATCCAGGTGCAGGTCGGTGTCCAGGTGAGGGTGCCGAACGGGCTGACCGCGGCGCGCTCAACATCCGCTCCGGCGTTGATGACGAGCAACTGGTTCGGGATGATCTCGTCCCAGTTGTAGTGGAAGTCGCCTTCGTCGTCGACTTCGATGAGCAGGGCCGTGGGAACGGCCACGACGGTGTATGTGCCGTCGAAGCCGTTCCCTACGCCTGCAACGGTCACGGATTGCCCGACAGTGACATCCGTGGCGGTGAGGGTCTGAACTACGGCAACGCCTTCCAGCCTCATGGCGTGGGTGATGGAAAACGTTGCCATAGTTCGGTCCTAGGTGGCGATCAGACGAACGCGGCCTTGATGAACTTGGTGTCGTCGATCATCAGGGTGGCGAAGTAGCCACGGAACTTGATGAAGCGGGACAGAGAGCCGTCTGCGGCTTCGACAGAGATCGCGCCCTTCTGCTGCTCAAAGATTTCGTAGCCGTCGGGGTGGCCGATCGCGAGCGTGCCGGAGGCGAAGTTGCGGTCGACGACGACCTGGAGGCCGAACGCGACGCCAGCGGTTGCGCCGGGGGCGAGGTTGCCGTAGGCGTTCATCGGGCCGACCTGCGGGAACAGCGGGCGTCCCTGGCCGTCCTCGAGCTGGCCGAGCGAGGCCCATCGGTTCGGGGCAACGAACAGGTGGGTCGGGAGCCAGCCGTTCGACGCCGACAGGATGTCGGACGCGGCGGTGTACATCCAGGTCACCCACTCCGTCGGGTCGGCAATGTTGGCCGACGTGAAGTTGTTGGTGTTGCTGATGCCGGTGATGAGGTTGTCGGCGGCGACGTTGTCGGTGGCGTTGGCGTAAATGCGCGCCATGTCGTCAAGCAGGAGGGCGAGCACTGCGGGCTCGGTCCAGTCCATGTCCTCCTCGGACAACTGGACGTAGCCGCCGTAGACGCCCTTGGTGACCTGGTTGTCCGAAACGACGAACGTGCCGGAGTCGAGGGCGACGTTTTCGCCGTTCGATGCGCCGATGGTCGTGTGGGTGGTGACTGACGGGCGACGGAACACCTTGCCGCCCTGGGGCATGGCCTTGGTGCCGATCGCGTCGATCACGGGGCGCAGACCGCGGAAGTTGTTGTACACCGGGCCGACGATCGGCTCGGGCAGGATGCCGGGCGTGTCGGTGGTGACCACGTCGGGGGCGGCGGCGCGGATGCGAGCGTTGAACTCGGCGAACTCTGCGCCTCCGGCCAGGAACTTGGCGACGTATTCGCTGGCCGACGGGAGCTTGAACGGCTGGGCCGGCTGGGCGAACTGGATGGGCTGGGTCGGGATGACCGCCGGTGCGGCGGCCTCAATGGGTTCTGACACTGGGTCCTCCTCGGACTCTGTTGGGGTTTCGGGTGTTTCGTCGTTCTCCTCCTCGGGTGCGGAGGCGGCGACTTGGCTGATCCGGGCCTGCTCGAAAGCGGGCTCGGCGACGATCGACAGTTCGGACCAGCGGGCGGCCTCAACCACCATGGTGCCGGATTTGTCGAACGAGAACTTGGTGGGTACGACGCCGACGCTCACGCTGTCGTATGCGCCCATGAGAAGCAGTTGCATGGTGTCGTCCGCGTCGCGTGTTTCGGCGAGGCGGGCCACGAACATCATGCCGTCATCGGTAGAGACACGTTCTGTGACAATGCCGCGTACCTTGCCGGAGTCGTGGCCCTCGAGCAGGCGCGGGGGTCGGCCGTCCTCGGGCAACGACCCCGGCTTGAACATCACTTTGGTGCCGAGCGAGTCGGTCGTGGTGACGTTCCAGGGTACGGCTACGCCGGAGATCGACCGCGCTGGGGTGCCGTCCGCCGCTGCTGCGTCGATCTGGAATGAACCGGCGGCAAGATTGATCTTGTCAGTCATCGCTGACATCCTCTCTGATTGAGGTGGGCGTGTCTACTAGTGGCGTGTCCACCATCTCGTTGTCGCCCAGGTAGTCGTCAAGGTCGAACTCAATGTGTCGACCTCGAGGGATGATGTTGTCGCCCGACAGGGTTTGTTCGATGCACTGGATGTACGGCTTGGCTCCGAACAGGTACAGGTCCTGGCGGGCCTGCAATGCGTTCTGGTAAGTCATGCCGGTACCGGTTGGTGCGCCGACCAGGTAGGGCGGAATGTTGGAAAGGCGGGCGAGTTCAAGGGCCTGGTATTGGCGGGCTTCAACGAGCTGCAGTTTGCTCGGGTCGCTGGAAAACTCTTTCCATTCGACGAACTCGTTGAGTGCGCCGATCGCATTGTTGCGTCGGGCCTGCGACCAGCCGGCCGCCAGCTCGCCGAGCTCCTCGGCAGTCATGGGCTCGCCGCCGCGCTGTTGCAGGTAACCGGCTGCGATCTCGGTGCTCGAGAACCGTCGGGCTGCGGCGTCAAGCTTGTAGGCGGTGTCCATGGCGATCGTGCCGGTGTAGATGATGCCCATAATGGGCGACAGAAACTGGACGAGGTTTTCGCTGGGCAGGTGGACGCCGTTGAACTCAACTTGGTCGGACGGCTTGAACCACTGGGGCCCGCCCTGGTCGATTGTGTTGATGTTCGCGGCTGGAAGCCACTCGAACGACGCCGGATAGCCGGTCTGGTAGCGGGATGTGATGTACCAGAACGCTCGGCCGTACATGAGCAGGTCCGAGAACGTGTTGGACATGATGAACGCGCGCGTGACCTGCGGATCGGGTCGGGTGAACCACGACTCGCCCTCGATGTAGACCTTTTCGTATTCCTGTTCGGTGGGGTCCCACTGGAGCCGGTACTGGACGAGGTCCAGCGAGCCAATCATGGAGGCGATCAGGTCTCGAGCACGCGAGATCGTCGGGAGTTGGAGAGCGCGCAATTCGGCGGTGCCAACCGTGTAGGTCATCACCTGGCTAATGGCCTGCTGGGCCGCGGAGCCGGCCTGCGCCTTGATGTCAGCCGACCCGAAAGCGGGCGGTACGGAGCGTCGAAAGATGCCCATGGGTGTGGCCCGAGTTTCCCACAGGTTGTGGATACTTGTCTACGAGTGTCCCATAGCAAACGCCGGCCGCTGTTTGGAGGCGGGTTTGGAGGCCATGGCCGCGGCCCAGATCATGCACCGGCACAGCTCAATCGGGCCCGGCGACTTCTGACTGGAGACGACCGTGGTGGCTTGGGTTTTGACCAGGACGGCGCGCTGAACGTGCTCGGCTAGGGCCACTGATCCGTCGTGCCACAGTTTGCCCTCCACGATCATCGACCGGACGACTGACGTGTAGCGGGCTAGTTCGCCGTAGCCGACAGTTTCGGTTCGACGGCGCAGTGGCAGGGGCGTGTGGATCTCCAGGCCGGGGGTGATCGCCAAGGTGACCTTGGGGTCCTCGAGCACGCGGGCGATTTGTTCCCACATTGCGTCCTCTTTTTCAACGACGAACTCGACGTGGGCGACGACGCCTCCGTCGATCGGGATGCACCGGACGCCGACGTAGCGGGACTCGTCCAGGCTGGAGTCAACGGCCAGCACGCCGCCTGCCGGTATGTCAACCTCAACCTGGCGGGACGACCAGAGACCAACCGGCAACCAGGACTTCGCGGCCGAAACCCACAGGTTCAGGTGGGCGCGGAGAAACGCAGCTCGGTCTCCGCCGTCGGCCTGGGCCTCAAGGGCCGGCCAGTCGATTGTGGTGCCGAGGGCTGGGTTGGCCCAAGGCCAGTACCGGCGGTCGGCTGGGTCAACGTCGGGTGGCATGGACCACTCGGCGAAGTACAGCCGGCCGGGCTTGCCGGAGTCGATCGCGTTGATCGCCTGCTCACGGAGCCGGAGCATGGTCGCTGATCCCTCGTCACCCGCGGTCGACCACATGGACAGCAGCGGGTTTCGGCGGGCGATCATGCTGGGCCGGAGCGCGTCGAACACGACGGATGGGGCCACATCCCAGATCTCGTCGATCAGGATCAGGTCCAACGTGAGGCCATGCACGTTGTCTTTGGCGGCGACGACCTTGATGGTCGATCCGTCGGGCATCGTGCACTGGTAGTGGCCCGAAGTCCACTTGGCCTCGGCGCCGTGGTGCACCTCAAGGTACTGGACGATCTCGCGGTACATCGGGATCGACCGGTCCAGTTTGTTTGCCACCAGCAAAACGTTCTGGGGCTGGCGTCGACGGCGGGCCTCCTCCACCAGCCACCAGGCCGCCAACGATTTGAGGGCGAACGACTTGCCGTTCTGCCGGGCCGTTGACACCAGAGCCTCACGGAACAGGAAGTCGCCATTGACATCCAAAGCCAACTGGTCCGTAATCGCCCGCACCTGCCAAGGCATGAGCTCAATACCCATCCTCGAGCGAGCGAACTCCGCCTGGGCAGGGCCAAGACTCAAACCTGCATCGACCGGCGTGACCAGCCTCGGCTCAATCTTCCCTGAAAGGGCCCTGTAGTCCTCTGTAAGCCCCGATCCGTCCGTATCGGGACCCTTACCGCAGATTGAGGAATGGGGGCTCGGGGTAAGGGTTTGGTGATCCAAAAACTTCTTGGGCTTCTTGACCGCGTCATTGCGGGCTTGCATTCGGTTGGCGGTCTTGCGGTTGACGTGCCTGGCTCCTCGAGATGCGTTGCACTTGGCGCAGGATGGGACGAGGTTGTCGAGGCTGTGGTCTCCGCCTCGGTCTAGTTCGATGAGGTGGTCGGCTTGGGTTGCTTTGGCTTTGCCGCACCAGTGGCAGTCGGGGTCTCCGGCGAGGATGGATCGCCGGTTTCGTTGGTACTCGGGGTCCTTGTATCCGGCCATCTGTGGATTTCCTCTTTGAGTTAGAACCAATGCTATTAGTTTCAGTATTTGCTTAGTCAGTACTTACTAAACGTGCGGGAAAACCGAACGTCGGAAAACCTGACTTCGGCTGTGGATAACTTGGCTAGTTGTCCACACCTTTATCCACAGGCTGTGATTGGTCGAATACGACGGTGTGCATCGTCCACTGACCGCTTGGGTTCTGCTTCCTGATGCGCTTCACGTACCCTGCGCGCTCGAGCTCTTGCAGGCCGGTACGGACGGCATGAATACCCTCAGGCGACACGCTCGCCAGGTGCGCCGTTGAGGTGCGCCAATGGTCAGGCTTGGACAGCAGGTAGATCAGGATGCCTCGGGCTTTCCATGACAGTTTCTCGTCCTCGATCAGGGCGTTGTGAACCACCGAGTAGTTGAGGTGTGGGCGTGCGCTGCGGACGATCATTTGCCACTGTCCCAGAGCATGCGGAGCATCCAGCCGAGGGCTAGGCCTGCTCCAAGGGTGAGCAGGATTTGGATGCGGTCGGCCCAATAGTCCGAGATGACGACTTCGGCGATCACAGTTCGCCCTCCTCCATGCGTCGGATGCGCTCAACGTTGCGGGCCACACGGACCTTCAGGTTCTTGTTGTCGGCCTCCAAGGCTTCACAGGCACTTTCCAGCGACGCCACTACCGCCCTAAGTTCGCCGTACTGGGTGACGCGGAACGCCAGCTGGTCGCGGAGCCGCTGGTTCTCCACCTCAAGGTCATGCACCTTGTGCTTCAACACTTCGATCTGTTGCGTCGCAATCTCCATGACGCGGGTCGTTTCGGCGAGTTGCCGGAGCAGGTGGTCCATGTAGTCAATCCCTTTCACTGAGTCGGTCCTTGATGGTGTTGATGTCTCGAGGTCGCCAGATGTGGACCTCTTGCCCGGCCTCGCGCAGTGCGGCGATCCAGGCGTCTTGTTGTGGGCTGGTGCGGCCGATCGCCGACTTCAGTTCCACGAAAATCGTGTGATGGCCCTTGACGAGCACTAGGTCTGGGAAGCCTGCGTTGCCCTGAATGGGTGTGGCCCACTTCCCTGAGGGCATTTGTGCGGGCCGGGTATGGTGCACCAGCCAGCCGCAGAGGCGGGCCAGTTCGACCACGGCGTTCTGCAGGGCTTTCTCGTTGATCTTAAAGATCTTGCCGATGTCAGCGTTTTCCGGCATTGAGTTCCTCCAGGTCGATCAGCAGTTTCCAGTTGAGTACCCAAGCGTTCCAGGCGTGGTTGAACGTGCCGTAGTCGACGATGAAGCCGAGGGTGGTGTAGCCGACGAGGCGCACCTGGTTGTTTGGTGGGCTGGCCCAGGCCAGGACGTAGATGCGGTCGGGGCTGTACTTCTGTTGGGCTGATGCTTTGACGGTCATGTCCAAGCCGAGGGAGTGCAGCCGACGTGTGCGAACCTCACAGTTCCCTACGTCAAACCCTCCGGCGTCGTAATCCGCGCCTTTGGAGGCGACCCAGGGCAGGCCGGACCATTTGGCGAACGCGATCTCGCCCATGACGCCGAGCATGTCGTTCTCGATCGACTGGTTGGCGGGGCCGTTGCTGGTTGCGCCTCGAGCACGGATCGCCGCCTGCCGGGCTTCGGCCTCGGTGCGCGCCAACGTCATCTCGCCAGGTGTCAGGCCGACGACCTTGGTGCGGGGCATCGGGAGGATGGTGCCCATCAGAACTCCGAAAACAGACGGTCGGCTAGTACGGAAACAAGGCAGCAGGCATACCCGATAAAAAATGATTTGAGATCCATCAGAACGGCTCCTCTTGGCCGGCCGCCTCGTCAAGTTGCTGTTGCGCTTTCTTGAGCGTGTCGATCAGGCCGGAGGCTTCGCTCTTGTTCCGCGGGGTTGGGCCGGTGTACTTCAACGCCTGGAGCATTCGGAGTTGGGCCTGTGACGGGCCGTCGCCGGATTGTGGGACAGCGGAGCCGGCTGGGGCTCTGCGAGGCTCCTGCGGGCTTACAGGTGCGTCTCCGTCGCTTCTGCGGGCCTGCACCTCGTTTGCCGATGCGATCGAGCTCTGAATGCCAATGCCCATGTAGCCGAGGGCGCGGCCGAGCGCCGACGTGAAGCCGACCATGAGTTCGCTGTTGCGGGTGTATGGGGTGACACCGGGCAGTGGCTCCCAGGCTGACGCGATCGACGGGATCGGGTCGTCGGCGGATCGCCAGGTGGTGACGGTGCAGACGAGGTATTGCTTGTCGCCGACCTCGAGCAGTTCGCGTCCGGTTTCCTGCACGCGCAGGTCGGGCCACTTGTCTAAGGCCAGTTTGAGTCGCGTGGCGACGTCGACGTAGTTGGATAGGTCCATTCGGTTTTCTCCTGTCGGTGAGAAGTTAGTGACTGTTTATCACACGGGTGCGCGCCAGTTTCCACCTTTCGGCTTCTGTTGTTCCGCCGTAGATGCCAGGCAACTGGATGTACCGGCCACGGACGAACGATAGGGCGTACTCAAGACAGTCGGTTCGGACTGGGCACGACTGGCAGATCGTTTTGGCTTGCTTGATCTGCCGGTTGAGGTGTGGGCCTGGTGTGGGAAAGAACGTGTCTAGTGGGAAGTCGAGGCAGGCGGCTCGATCTTTCCAGTTCAGGCTCCGCTGTACGTTGTCCACGGCAGGAAACCGTCGCCATTCCGGTCGAGGCTGTACAACCAAATCGCCAGGGCGGATCGCAGGTTTGTGATCGGGTCGAACAAGCTGTCACAGTCTGTGACGAGCCCGCGGTCCTGCAACCAGCCGGCCTCGCTGTAGCGCGATGGTTTGCACCAGTAGCGGTTGATTTGCATGAGGCCGTGGTCGGGGCCGGAGTCGGCGGTGGGGGTGCAACGGGACTCCCGGTACATGATTGTCAGCGCGGTCGCCAGGATGTCTGGGTCAGCGGGCCAGCCGGCCTCCAGCATCGTTGGCAGCCATTCGTAGCAGACGTGATCGACCGGAACGGCTGGGAGTGTCGTCGTGGTGGTCGGCGGCACTGTGGTCGTCGTGACGATCGTAGAGCTGCTCGAGGTGGTGGTGCTGGCTGGCAAAGTGACCACGACCGTGTTGGGTGCGGTCCACGCCGTTTCCAGTTGTGGGTCGGGGCCGGTGTCCCAGCATGCGCCGAGAACGATGCCGGAAATGGCGAGGCCGAGGGCCAGGCGGTTGATGTTCATGTGTTGCTCCTGTCTGTCGGGTCCAGGGATAGCCCTGGGGTCTACCGAGTCAGTCGGGCAAGGTCAAGTCATTGACCGTCGTCGTCGTTTCGTCGGGCCATGGCACCACCGGCGGCGAGGCCGGTTAGGGCCCCGCCGATCGAAAACATGAGTGGTTCGAGGATGCCGAGAAAGGCGGCGTCGTTGGGTGATTGTTCTGCTGGTTGATACACGAAGATCAGGCTGTAGAGCAGGGCGATGACGGAGAAGCCGAGCACGCCGGCCAGGGTGAGGATCAGGACGGCGCGGGTGCGGGCCTCAAGCTCGTCAGGGCTCATTCTGCGGCGTCGTGGTCGTGGGCTGGTTTCTTGGGTCATCGGCTGGGTTCCTGTAGCGGTCAGTGCAGGCGGTGATGAGTGTGGCGGTGGCTGTCGCTACGACGAGCGCCAGTTGCCACCGGATGGATGGTTTCACGAGTCCTCATTTCTTGAGGGCCGCCGCAATCTCGTCCAAGATCGCCTTGAACACTGCGTCGACCTTTGTGGGGTTGTCGGCCATGTCGGGCGAAATTTCGTAGTGGACCCAGTTGCCTCCGGGTCCGATTGTGTTTTTGTCGTAGACGCGCCAGGCGTCGCGGTCGCATCTGTAACCTGCTCCGTACCCTCGGGTTTGGATGTAGTTGCCGACGTAGTCGTGGATTTCCTCGATGCCGAGGCGGTCACGAAAGTCGTAAAGGAATGCGGTGGCTTGTTTGCATTGGGTGGGTGTTCCACCTAGGTCGCAGGCGCGGCCGGTGGCGTGGACGGAGAGGCCGGTGCCTCCTCGGACGGCACGGCTGGCGTAGATGCCAAGGTTTTTCATGCCAAACAGGAAGCCCATGGTGTCTTGAAAGCGTTTGGTGCCGGGGCGTGCACCTTTGACGCCGTGGGCGTCGGTGTTACCGGTGTAGGGGCGGCTCATGCGGGCGGTGTCGGCCAAACGACGTTGTACGGGTCGGTGGTGTTGGCCGGGAGATCGCGCAAGGCTTGCCGGTACGTTTTCCAGGCGGCCGTCGAAGTTGGGGTGTCGGTTAAGACCGTCCAGTCGGATGCGGTCAAAAGTTGGTTTCGTTGGTGCCGGAGTGCGCTCCAGGCGGTGTCCAATCCCTGCTGATTGAGTTCGGCAATTTCCTCTAGCGTTGGTTCACGTTCGGTGATTTCGCCGGTCGTGACGTTGATTTCACGGATCATTTGATACCCCACAGGTAGTAGTCGCCCGCCGTGATGGACGGTGCGCCGGACTTGACAAGTTCGATTGAGGTGATTGCGGCGGACTCAAAATACGCGGCATGGCCGAGACCTGTGACCAGGTTGTTTGATGCGTCTTGGGTGCGGGCGATGTAATCGCATTGCTTCATGTAAATCGACGTGTCGGCATAAAAGTAGAGGTTGACGATCATGTCGGTGCGCGTGCCTGTGTTTGCGCTGATGACAGCAAGGGTGGAGGCCATAACTCCGCCGGCCGAGCTGATGTCGACGCCGTCGACCGCTGTTGTTGGGGTGGCGGCGGTTGATGCCATCCATCGACGGTGGGCAAAAGCCTCGTTGTTTGGTTCGACGAAAATTGAGGCTCCGGTGGTGCTGGCGTACACGTCCTTGAGGTGAAGTTGGAGGTGTTTGTAGGTGCCAGGGATCGAACTGATGATGATGGTGCTCATGGAGGCGAGCGAGCCGGATGTGATGAGGGTCATGGAGCCGCTGGCTGGTGTGGCATAAGCACCGGAGCCGGAACCATTGGCGAACCACACTTGGCCGTTGGTGGCTGATGTCGGATCAAACAGGTTGAGATTGTCGGCGATGTTGTTGACTTGCGCGGCGGTGAGTACGTCGCCGTCAACGAAGTCGTCTTTTGTGGGCCAGGTCATGGATTTCTCCTAGAGGGTGTTGGTGCCGAGAATACCGAATTCGGTGCTTCCCAGGATGAAAGCGGTGGATAGTGGGTACGCGGTGGTAAAAGTACTGATCCAGCGATCGGGTGTGATGTCGCTGGTGTGGCCCTGAATGGTCAGGCGCAGGGTGATGTCGGTCCCACCAGCCATGGACTTGGTCACGATGACGGGGTCGCCGATTTCCATGGCAAGGCCGGCCGCGACACGGTTGGTGTCGCTGGACATATCCAGGGTGAAACTGTCAATGCGGATGCGTGGCTGTTTGCGGTAGTTAAGGATCGCCGTGGCTCGAGACAGGGCTAGGGCGTTGGTTTCCATCATCAGGCCGGAACGGTTGTACGAGCGTAGGAAGTACTCGTTGATTGATGCCGAGTCCGAGGCGGTTTGCGGTGCGCCGGAGAGCCGGGTGAGGGTGACTTCGTTGGCGAGTTCGGTTTCGTCGTAGTTGATGTCGATGTCTTGGTATTGGATGTCGACGCCGTTGTCGTCAAATTCGTATGGGGTGCCGTTTGCTTTGAGTGCGAGGGTCGTTCGGCTGTAGTAGACGGCTTTGCCGTCGTGGTCGACAAAGAATGCGCCAAGGTCGGATTGTTCGACGGTTTGGATTGCGCCGAGGGCGGGTCGGAAGCCGCCCGGGTCGTTCTCAAGCTCGGTGTCGCCAAGGTCGATGGAGCGTTGGCCGGACGGCCAGGAGATCGCGTCAAGGATCAGGTCGATGCGTTCGCCGGGCAGGTCTTTGTTGGCGGCTCCGGCGACGTTGTCGATGTTGGCGAGCTGCATGAGGCGGAAGCCGTCGGTGGCTTGGATTGTGACGATGGCGTAGTCGGCGGATGCGTCGGCCCAGGTGTAGTCCCAGGAGGTGATGAAACCAGCGAATAGGGCGTATTCGGTGCCGTTGTAGGTCGTGTGGATTTTGACCTGCCGCATGGGCTTGATTTCGGGGTAGTACGGGCTGGAGGTGTTGGCGGGGTTCCAGTCACCGTTGAAATCCAAGAATTCGATGGTGGCTTCGCCCGGTAGGTATTGCTCGAACATGCGGTCCCGGCCGTGGCGGGTCGAGATGCGGGTGACTTGGCTAGAAATGTCGATTTCTTGGATGGTGCTGGAGGCGAGGATGTTTGTGCCGAGGATGCCGTCTAGTTGGTCGCCCAGGATCAGTGGGTCGCCGAACGACGCGCCGACGCCGAGTCGGATGACGGTGACGGGTTGGCAGGGCAGGGTCACGAGTTGGAGTACACCAGCGGTGCGCCGTTGCGCTGGCTGTCGATCAGGCCCTTACGGACGGAGTTGACAAGGTCGCGTTCGGTCACGACGGAACCGGCCACGTTGACGGTGACACCACCAGCTGCGGTTGCTGTCGGCATCAGTGCCGTGCTCGAGGTGACAAGGCGCGCACCACGACCGCGGGTTTCCGATGGTGTTTGGCCGGCCGGAACCGGGATACCTGCAACGGTGCCGGTGATGACGGCGACGGCTCCGCGCCGAATGTTCTCAAGCAGGCCGACCGCTTCGTCGAACGCGCCGCGCTCTAGTAAAGCGACGATCTGCGTTTCGATCTTGGGGTCGATCGACTCCAAGCCCTGCGAGTAGTCGAAAACTTCGCGGATAAGGTCGGCGACCGCGCCTTGGGCGTCCATGGCTGACTCGGCGGTGCCGTCGACGAGAGCCTGATAGGACGCTTCCTCAACGTCGTTGAGGCTTCGGATCAGGTTGTTCCACGCTTCCTGGTCGTCGATAGTGCCAAGCAACTGTTGCCATTGTTCGTCAACCTGACGTGTGATTGAGGCATTGTCCTCTAATGCCTGCGACAAGGCGACAGCGGCGCGTCGTGACGAGTAATACGCGTTGTACTGGTCGGCCAGAGTGGTGTTGAGCTCCTCCTGGGCCTTGATCTGATCGGCCATGGTTTCCAGGCCGTCGCCGGACAGAAAGTCGAACACTTCGCCAAACACACCGGCCACAGATTTGACGGCGTTGATGACTGAGCCGAGCACGCCAAGCAGGTCGGTCAGGATCGGGATGAGGGCTTCGCCAAGCGCAAGGCCGAGGTCCTGGCCCTGATCGGCCAGTTCGTCCAGAGCGGCGCGAAACTCTCGAGCTCGGCGCACCTCCTCCTCGTCGATCACTTTGGCGTCTGACACTGCGGCGAGGCTGTCGGTCAGGCTTGCCGATCCTTGGGCGATCAGTTCGCTCATGTCCTGCCAGCCCTTGCCGAGGGTCTTGGCGGCTAGTTCGGCGCGCTTGGTCGGGTCTTGGATGCGGTTGAGGGCGTCAATCGTGTTAAGGAATGTCTTGTTAACGTCAACTGCGCCGGCCGACGTGTAGGCGATCTCCGCGCCCAATTCCTTGAACTCGTCGGAGCCAGTGGCAATCGACTTGTTCATGCGGTCGATTGCTTTTTGGACGGTGTCGGCCTCGACGCCGAGGTCGCCTGCTACTTCGGTCCAGCGAGACGACTCCTCGGCCGACAGGCCGGTGGCGTCAGCAAACTTTCCGGCTGACAAGGCCAGGTCGTTGAACGCCATGACGGACTTGGCTGCGAATGCGGCGAGTGCGGCTCCGCCAGCGACGGCGAGGGTGCCGATGTTGGCTTTCACGGCGTCAAGCGCAGCTCCTGATCCAGCCTTGAATTTGCCCATGGCACCTTCGGCTTCGCCGACCTTGTTGCGGAAGTTGTTGAAAGCGGCTTGCGCTCCGACGATGCCTTTGTCAGCGAACTCGGTAACTATCGGAATGGTAATTGCCATTAGCGGCCTCTCTGCAGGGCTCGGATTTCGTTGGCCGACGACCCAATTTTCATTAGTTCTTTGTTGATCTCGTCCTCGACGCGCCTTGCAATTCGGACAAATTCGTGTTCTGTTTCGTTGAGTCCGCGTTCAGCTCCGGGCCACATGAAACGCGATGGACTCCCGTAACGGTTAAGGGCCCGAATTAGGTAGTTCCCTTGGCCGTTGAGTGTGTGACCTTGTGGCCGTCCTGGGTATGGTCGACTTCGGCCAGATGTTTGGACGTTGCCAACTTTGCCAGCCATGTCGGCTATCGCACTGGCCGCGTCGGCGGTCTGAATACGGATGGTGCCGAGGGTTTCGTATTGGGCACCTTGAGCCAGGTTGCGGTTTCGTGCTCGTCGCGTGTTGAAGTTAATACGCACTTTTTTGACAGCGTTAGAACCTGTACGTCCAGAGTGTTGAAAGCCGCTCGGCAGGTTCCCTCGGGAGGGTTTCATTCGTTCGATTTCGTTGACGGCTGGTTGCGCCAGTTTGCGGAACTCTTTGCGGATTTCTCGAGACAATGCTGGGTTGATGCGCTGGAGCAGGCGCAAATTTTCCTTGAGTCCGATCACTTCGACGCTCATGGTGCTCCTTTCCTGTCTGACTCAACCAGCAAACGCACCATCTCGTCAACGATCACTGTTGGGGCCTCCATCAGGTCGAGCGGGCTGATGCCGGTTCTGATGGATAATTGTGCGATCAGGTTGACGTGGTACTCGGCTGCTCCTTGCGTTCTTTTGGGATGAACTCGATGTCTCGGACGGTGTCGATGAACTGGGGCCACGCCTTCACGGTGATGTTGGCGGTTTTCATGGCTTCCCAGGCCAGTCGGGCGAATGGCTTGAATTTGATGTCTTTCAGGAATGCGGTCGGTGAGAGGCCGGGGTTGGCGTCCTCCCACCGGACCGCGACTCCATAGGTAATCGGTACCTGGTGCTCGGTGTCGTCGAGCATGGTGACCTTGAGGTCCATTCCAATCATCTGTCGGGCTCCTAATTGGGTGTTGGGTTAGATCAGGGTGCGGTCACGTCGCGGGCCCAGGTGCCGCCAACGAAGTTGACGTTCACCATGGACAGTTCGCCGACGGTGCCAACGATCGGCGTGAAGTTCGCGAGGAACGCGCCGGTGATCGTGTATTCGGGGTTCGACGCCGACTCGGTTGTGCCGTTGGGCGAGATTGTGAGTGTGACGGCGTCGTCGCCGACCACGCCTTCCAGCGTGGCTTCGACTTCGGTTGCGCCGTACGAGTTGAACATTTCCAGGGTCACGTCGACGGACTGGAGGCCCTTTGTGTAGGCGCGGCCGGTTGCGCCCATGGCGGTGACCTCGAGCTGGTCGTAGCCGATGGTGAGGGTGACGGATCGCACCTGGTCCGAAACGTCGACGGCGCCGATGGCGACGGAGGCGTTGGACAGGACGACTGTGGTGGTAGCCAAGGTTTTCTCCTAGTGGGTGTGGGCGCCGTAGCGCGATGTCAGGTCGTAGGCGGGCAGTTCTTGGGTTCCGATCTGTGCCAACGATGGTGTGCCAGCGACGATCGCGAGGGATCGGCGTTGGATGAGGGTGTCGACTGTGGTGAAGATCCAGTCGAGGGCGTCTTGGTTGCCTGGCGGTGCGCCAAGCACACGGAGCGTCCAGGTGAGGTCCAGCACCATCGGCGTGACTGCGGTAATGGTTGGGAGCTCGACGAAAATGGTGAGTGGGCGGGCGTTGCGCGGGTCGGTGACGGGTACGAAGCCGGCCGCAGTGATCTCGGTGGTGAGTGCGGTGCGTACGTCGTTGAGAGGGCCTACGGCGGTCATTAGGCCACCTGGCTACGGTTGACGCCCAACAGTTTGTGGATGTCGCCCATGGACATGGCGGGCTGGGTGGTGTCCATCACGTCGAACGACTGGAAGCCGTCGATCGATCCTCGACGGCGGTACATGGATGCGGCGAACAGGGTGGTGCCAAGGGTGACATCTCCGCCGGGGCTAGTGGTCAGGCTGTCGCGGTAGCCGGCCTCCTGCCGTTTCCGGTACGCCCAGGCGTTTGCCGCGTTCACGCAAGTGGTGATGAACGCGGTGTCGTTGGCGGTGGCGGTGGCAATGCCCAAGAATTCGGTGACGTTGCTGGAGGTGATCCAGGTGCACGTCGGCGTCCAAGTAAGCGTGCCGAACGGGTCGACTGCGTAGCGTTCTACGTCGTCGCCCGCGTCGATCACTAGCAACTGGTTGGTGATGATCTGGTCGTAGTCGTAGATGAAGTCGCCTTCGTCGTCGACCTCAACGAGGAGGGCCGTGGGAACGGCCACGACGGTGTAGGTGCCGTCGAAGCCGTTCCCGACGCCTGCAACGGTCACAGATTGCCCGACAGTGACATCCGTGGCGGTGAGGGTCTGAACTACGGCAACGCCTTCCAGCCTCATGGCGTGGGTGATGGAAAACGTTGCCATAGTTCGGTCCTAAGCGGCGATCAGACGAACGCGGCCTTGATGAACTTGCTGTTGTCGATCATCAGGGTGGCGAAATAGCCACGGAACTTGATGTAGCGGGACAGCGAGCCGTCCGCGGCCTCGACCGACACGGCGCCCTTCTGCTGCTCAAAGATTTCGTAGCCGTCGGGGTGGCCGACGATGAGCGTGTTGAGGGCGAAGTTGCGGTCCACGACGACGGACAAGCCGAAGGCGTTGGCGTTGGTGTTTCCGGCGTTGAACGAGCCGAAAGCGTTCATGGCTCCGGCCTGCGGGAAAAGCGGGCGGTCAGCGGTGTCGCTGAGGCTTCCCAACTGCTTCCAGATGTTCGGCGAGAGGAACAGGTGGGTCGGGAGGTTGCCGTTCGACGCGGTGAGGATGTCGGCGGCGGCCTCGTAGATCCATTCGACCCAGTAGGCCGGGTCGGCTCCGCTGGCACCGGTGAAGTTGTTGGTGTTGGATGCTCCGGTGACGAGGTTGTCGGCGGCGACGTTGTCGGTCTCGTTGGCGTAGATGCGACCCATGTCGTCGAGCAGGAGGCCGAGCACGGCCGGGTCGGTCCAGTCCTGGTCCTCTTCGGACAGGCGGACGTAGCCGCCGTAGACGCCCTTGGTGACCTGGTTGTCGGTGATGACGAACGTGCCCTGGTCAAGGGCGACGTTTTCGCCGTTGGACGCGCCGATGGTGGTGTGGGTGGTCACGCTGGGGCGACGGAACACCTTGCCACCCTGGGGCATGGCCTTAACTCCGATCGCGTCGACGACGGGGCGCAGGCCACGGAAGTTGTTGTAGACCGGGCCCAGGATCGGCTCGGGCAGGATGCCGGGCGTGTCGGTCGTTTCGACGTTCGGGGCGGCGGCGCGGATGCGAGCGTTGAACTCGGCGAACTCTGCGCCTCCGGCCAAGAACTTGGAGATGTACTCGCTCATCGACGGGAGCTTGAACGGCTGGGCCGGCTGGGCGAACTGGATGGGCTGGGTCGGGATGACCGCCGGTGCGGCGGCCTCAATGGGTTCTGACACTGGGTCCTCCTCGGACTCTGTTGGGGTTTCGGGT